GTGGAATCTACACCGCATTCATCAAGAATATTCTTTCTTTTCTTCCAAAAACGAATCTGGCGTTCATAATATCTTTGCTTTTGTTCCAGTTTGTATTGATCATCATTCCTGTTCTTGTCAAATTCTTCGGTATCAACCAGATTGTTCTTATACTCATAATCAGTAACCTCATAAAAAGAATGCCTACAGTTTGCTCCACCTAGACCATCAACACGGCCATATCCCGTTGCCTTTTTAAAGTTCTGTAGACCTTTTACAGGAGTATGAAGATAAAACAACTTACCTTGCCATTCTTGATGGGATGGTCGAGCACCTCCATGACTTGAAGTTTTTACAATGTTAATGCCCAACTCTTTGCAGTTATCCATTTTAAACTTCAAAGACGTTTGATTGACACCACTTGTAACTGCTCTTTTAACTGCAGCATCCATTGAAGTTGTATGATCAGTATAACCAACTACTTCAATACCTTTTTGAGAAAGCTTTCTTATTGATGATTCGATGGCCTTGTCAGCATTGTTTCCTGCAACAATTTTAGAGTATGCTTCATCACACGCCTTTATAAACTGCTTGTTGGTGCACTTTCTTGAAATGTTGCAAAGATTTTTGATTTCACCTTGAGTATCCTTGATACCTTTGTTCAAATTCTTGTTTGACCTGTTCAACATGTCTTTTTTAGAAGTTTGAGCATCAGTATCTTTCAATCTCGAAAAAATATTGCTGACCGTCATTGCTATTCCATTTTTGATAGCCGATTTTACTTTGTTTTGAGACGATTTCTTGACCTTTTGGAATTCAGTACCCGAATATTCAAAAAACTCTCTACAGGCTTTATTTTTCCATTTTGGATAATCTTCTTCAATACTTTCTAAAGATGCAAGATTTCTTAAACGCAAACCCATCCAAATTAAAAGAAGAGTTTCCAATGTGCTGAAATCATTTGAGACATCATCACCCGACTCTTCCAAAAATTTATCAGTTAACATTTACATCCTCTTCTGTATCGTCATCTTCATCATCATCGTATTCAATGCCTTCATCTGAATTTTCAGCAACTTCTCTTTTTGCTTCTTCTTCACTCATACCTTGCCATTTGACTTTGTACTTCCATTCAGGCATCAAACCAGCATTGACTTCTTGAAGGTCGATATTTCTTTGTTTTTCAGTGTCAGTCAAGATGCTGTCTCCCCAATCGGTTTCAACAACACATTTCATAGACTTTGATTTGCCCATTCCAATAGCGTAGACATTCATTGCATATGCTATATCTTCAAGTACAGTATTCAAACTGTCTTGAATAGCTGAAACAGTATCATATTTTCTTTGTTTGGATGACTTGATTTCTTCTGCAGTTTTATCGACTTGTTGTGGATCGCTTAAATCTCCATACGATAGACCACATTCAAATTCGATTCTCTTTAGAATATCATTGAATCCTGCAGCATAGTTGGCATCTCTTAATTGAGGTGCGTGTACTTTGATTAATTCATTGATATTAGTTGTTTGTCCTGAAGAATTATCGATATCGTATGTTCTGTACAATCTTTTCTTTCCTTCAGGAAGTTTTGGTTCATTAGTACGTGAATCAATTTCAAATGCATCACCAGAAGCCTCAACAGCCATTTCACCGCCAATAAACTCCCAAATGTATCTGCTGTATTGTTCTTCTGCATCTTTAATCAAATTAATTGCTTTGACATAGCAAGGAACCCCAAGAGGGGACATCTTATCAATCGTATTGATGACTGGTGTTTTGAAGTAAGAAAAAAGTGGCCTGTCAACGCCACCAATCTCAAAATGTTCCTCTAAATCTTTCCACTCAGGAACAGTCTCCAATGGAATTTGATTACCAAAATCCGTATAGAAACTGTAGTTTCCTTGAGAATAATCTCTTTTCATGAAAGCATAGTTTTCAAACGTATTTACTCCATTTTCATATTTTTGATATTCTAATCGAGTATATACGTTTTTGCCTTTAAAAATCTGTTCTACAAAGATACCTGCGGTGATTTTCTTTCTTCCATTAAACGTAACAGGAAAGAACTTATCAGCATGTACAACATCAACGAATATTTGATTGTCACTGACATATGGTTTGAAAACAACACCGCCTTCACCTAGAGCCCATTGCAGATTTTCATTCATATCTTTAATGAATTCTTGATATTCCTGATTGACAAAATCATTTGATATGACTTTAGATATCAATTCTCTTGTTGATGTTTTAGAAAGTTCTTCGCCAATTCCTTGTGCCAATGCCAATGATTTAACACCATTTTCTTTATTAAGCCACGGCTGTTTGTTTTCTAAAATCTTATTCCATAAATCAATTGAATTGACCATGTCATTCGACATTGCAATATCGATATCGAAAAATTTATTTATATCTTTTGTTGCAAACATTCTGTTCTTAATCCTTTCTAGAAATTTCTTTATTGCTGTAAACACTAATCATCCTCACCACCTTCGTTCTTCTCGACATCAGGAAGATATCTTTTAATGTATTTCCAAATGCCCATGATGTAATATCTCAATGCATCCATGCAGTGATCATCATCTTTTACTGGTTTTTCAGCACCACTTTCAATGCTTTTTTTATCATAGCTGTAAATGACAATTTCGTTCAAAAGCATTTCCTGACGTGCACCAAACAGTACTTTTTGAAATGCTATTGCTTTTTGGACTCTTGAAATCCCTAATTTGACATCATTTTGAGCACCTCTTATTTTGATAAATGGACAGGCTCTTTTGATTTCTTCAGCAAGCCCTCTTGCACTTGGATCAATATAAAGACTTTGTGGATACTGACCAAATTCTTCCTTGATTTTTTCACACATCTTCTTGAATTTAAAAGCATATTCACTTGGTGTCAGCTGTTTACCACTTTCACGTCCTGAATGATAGAATTCATCAAGTCCAAAAATGATTTTCTGTGTAGGGTTGAGTCCCCAAAACTCAAATACTGTTGCATTCATTTGGCCATAATCACAAGATGCATCAATTCTTGTAATTCCGTTGATTTCATCATTGGTAAGATTTCTATCCAAAACATGTTTATCTTTATCAAACATATAATAAATGATTTCATCCAAACCGATTGAAATTCCAAGCCAAATCCAGTTGTACATTCTTTCATCAACTTTTTTCATTTCCATTGCTGATTGAATAAGCTTTTTACCAAGCCACTTTTCTGGAACATCTCTATAATCAACATGGATATGAATGCAGTCACTACGTTTTTTCATCTTTTTGACCCATTTAAAAATAGAAGCATTAGGATTTTTTGGAGGGTTGAAATAATACTCCATGCAGAATTCATCATCATTCCCACGAACGAATGTTGCTTCAATATTGGATATTTCGTCTTCTCCTTGGCCACGTTCGAAAAACTCGGTCAGCTCATCTAAAATAACAAGTTTGATAGGTTTTTCTTCATCAATGATCCCTTTTGTATCGTCAATAGAATCGTTTCCTGTAAAATAAACCGAATTGCCATTTTTAAGATATGTAATTTTCATTGGATTCTTAGTTATCTTAAACTGTTTTTTCTTCAATCCTAGACGTTTGATTGCTCGTTTGAATTCATTGTAGACAGTCTTAGAAAGCTTATTGTGAAACTTTCTCATGACGATTACTGAACATTCATCTTCACTTACAATCTTGTAAATACCATGAATAGCAGCGTAACTTGATTTGGTACCAGCACGTCCGCTGTCCATAATCTTATGAACATGTGAAATGTCATTGAAACAGGTCAAAAACTTTGGAATGACAATATCTGAAATGCGAACCTGTTTTTTCTTAGTTTTCTTAAATTGGTGCATCATTTATAATTTCAACTCCATCATCTTCTTGATCATTCGTATTCAATTGCTTTTTCAATAGTTCAATCTTGAGTTTTTGCTCTTCATTGGCCATGTTCAAATGACTTGATAACCATTCGAGAGCTCTAAGAGAATCTGACATTTTAATTGCCTTCCCATCCAATTCATCGGAATCTAAAAAAGCAATATCAATGTATCTTTGAACAATATCGTTAGGATCCAAAAGAATATCAGTATATAACTCTTGCTTTAGTCTTTTAATTTCTTCTTGGATTTCAGGTTTTTTAAACCATCTTGATGCCATGACACAAGCACTGTTATATTTAGCTTTGGGTTTTATTTTTAAATAAGCTTTGACCTTGTTATGATATTTTAAATAATAAATGCAAAAGAGCTGATGTTCTTCATCCAGCTCACTTGTTTCTACTATTTCTTCAGCTATTTTTTTGCATTCTTTTTTGGTGTGCACACTTTTATTTTGGTGTGCACCCTTTTTCTTCTTTTTGGACCATTCATAACGGCGTGACCATGACTTGACAGTGTTGATTGTCGTACCATATTTTTTAGCGATTTCTTTTTGTTTCATGCCATTTTTATAGTCTTCAAATGCTAACTCGTGTTTTTCCAAATCATGTCACCACCTCCATTTTTTTATTTATAGAAATTGCAGTTAAAACTGCTGTATTGTTTTTGCAAAAGAAAAAAGCTCCATAAGGAACTTTTTAGCAAGGGGTTTAACCTATATGTCTGAACTGTGATTTTAAATTAAATGGGATTGTTTCATTTCTTTAAAAACCACAATAGCATAATAGCATGGAAATAAGGGTTCAATCTAGGTCCAAATTGGGTCCAATTAGGGCTCACTTTGGGTTCATTTTGGGTCCAAAATGGGTCCACTTTTAATAAAAATTTATCATTTTTGATAAAAGCGTTCTTATTTATGGTTTTTAATACTATCTCTAGAGATTTGAAACACTGCTTTCATTTGCTTTTTAGCACCACTCCCAAATAGACATTTTAAAATAAAATGTGATAAAATAAAAAAGCACATACAAAGATGTGCAATAAAAACTACGGAGGTACTAGCAACATGCTATTTACATCAAGCAAGAATATTAGCTTTGGTGTAAGGAAAGGAGCAAGTATTCATGGAATACCTAGTAATGCTCTTTTTAATCTTAGTAGCAACTAAAATGTTGTTGAACTAATCCCACACTTACTTAAAGCTAGTATTCGAAGTAGAAAAAGAGGAAGAATTGCCGTTCTTCCTTTTTTCTTTTAGCATGCTATTTTAATCCCATACTTACGAAAAGCATTGTAGACACAATGATTATTTTTATTTTAATCTTACCTCCGTGCTACATAAATAATATAACACAAACAAAGAAAAAATGGACAGTTTTTTATCGAAAAAAAGCGACATTTAGCGAGTTATATAGTCATATAGAGAGTTATAGCGACATATATAGAGATTTATAGAAAATAAAAAGAATGAAATTTCTATTCATTCTTGATACTTTCATAAAACATATTATTCAATTTTTCAAGCGATGGGCGGTGTTCCATGTCAAGATATTTAGATAATTCTAAACATGCTTTTGGAAATTCTCTTTTGTAAGTTGATTTGCTGATACAAAACGATTCTTCTAATGTGTCAATCATTTCATTGTACCCTCTTGAACATACATACGTTCTAATGATGTTTCTATGTCCTGCGTTTAGCAAATATACTAACGGCATAAATTTATCAAGTTCTTTGTTAAAGAGCTCTAGGCGCTTTGTTAGAAGCTCCCTGCGCAACATATTAGAAGTGATTTGTTCTCCTTTTGGTTTTGAAAAACTTCCAGGAGCTTCATCACTGTATTTAATTGATTGAGGGCTTGGAATGTCCTCAATTTCAAATGTTAAAGAGAATTTTTCAATATTTATTAGGCGTAATTCTCTAAGATATTTTTTAACTTCATCAATGATCTTCTTTTCTTCATCTGTATATTTCATTCCTTGCCCTCCAAAATAATTAATTATTAATTTTTATGATCTTGATAAATTGCATAAGCAATTATCCCTGCCAATTCAGCAAGGATAGTTGCTGCAACTCCACACCAAAATGGGTTAATGTACATTATTTATCACCATCTTCTTTTATTTCTACATTGCCTTCTTCAAGGTACTTTCTTTGTATTTCGAGTTTTTTAATTGCTTTCAAATGCAATTCCTTATCAAAATTAGTTGCACACGTTAAACGACCAATAACGTATTTGATTTCTTGATTAGTCAACTGACAATCATTAAGCTTTTTAATTAATATATTCATTTTAATCACCTTTTTTTGAATTTTTGACTACATAAATCAATACCATACACAATACTTACGACCGAGAGAAAATAAAACATGAGTGAATTTCGATATGGTTGATTAATGATTGCAGTGATTATATGAGCTATGATGATTACAGTATAAATCGCTAACAGTTTTGTATTTTGTTTTAAAAACTTTTCTTTTTGTTGACGGTATTCTCGAAGCAAACCGTATAGATTGCTTATTGTTTCATTTGCAAGATCCAATCCACTAATCAATGCTTCATTTTGTTCTTTTAAATTTTTGCAACGTTTTTCTAAATCATTTTCAGCTTCTAATTTAATCTTCTGCATTATTTACCACCTACTCACTTGATTTGATATCAATAACACCATTTTCAATAACTTCTTTTGCTGGAAAGAATTGAATGTCATAGGCATAAGGATTTTCTTTTTTAGCTTTTGTTTGAATACAAGTGTATGTAACATCATTTGACAAATGCGCATAGAACAGCTTGTACTTTCCTTTTCCAGTTTTGATTGTTACGTTTAAATCTCCATCTTCATCACTATCAAGGGAAATTTTCCCCTCAACAGTGAATAATGGATCATTTGTTCTAGTATTAAGAGCAACGACTTTTCTTGTAATTTTAAAGTTGTTTGCATCTTCTCTAATATTCCAATTAACTCTAGATGCTTTTGAACATCCAGTTAAAACAAATACACTTGCTAATATGATTAATACTTTTTTCATTTATTTTCTCTCCTCTTTCTTTTTGATGTGGTGTCTTTCTTCATACCATTCAATATCTTCTTCAACACGTTTTAATAAATTCTTTTCTCTTACTAGATCCTTTTCACTTGCTCCTGGTCTAGTGATATAGTATTGCAAAGCATGTTTTACTGTTTGCATTCTTCTATACTGATTACCCATTTTTATCTCCTATATTTGGAATAGTAATTGGATAAAATCTTCCTTCTTGAAAAAATGTATTAGATAAATCATTGGATTTTATACATTCAAGAAATATCCATTCATTAGATTCTATTTCTTTAATTCTTACAATTTCTTCATAAGGAGCATCATATACCCACATACCAGGGGTTAAATCTTCAAATTTAAGGGGTTGAGGATGCTTGATTTCATTCATTGCATCCTCATAGCCTTCATCATATTGTCCTCTATCATAAATTAGAGCTTTTAGGAGTTCTTCTTTATCAACATTTATGCCAACTTTTTGTACAGCTTTAAATACTGAATTTTCAAAATCCTCATCCATCTTTTGAAATAATTCTTCCATTACTATTTCTATTGGTGACTTATACATTCTTCATACCTCCAAATCAATTCATCAATGGTTTCATCATCTTTTGCATCTTGAAAGTAGCCTCTCATCCTCATGCCGACTAATGTACTGATTTCATCAAAGTAATCTCCACCACATCCATCATCAGAAAATTCTTTTAATAAATCTAATTCAAATTTAGTCATCTTCCATCAACTCCTTTTTCCAATATTTTTTATTCTTTATTTTTGCATAGCTGGTACCATATATTTTATCAAAATCTTTTTCACATTTTTCCAGTTCTTCACATGCTTTATCAAGAGCCTTTTCTAATTGTTTACAATAAAATTGTAATGCTTTATTATAAAGTTTCATTTTTTTGACATTTGATTTTTTCATTCTATCCACCGCCTTATTTTCTTGGTTGCAATTTAATCTTATAAATACTGCTTAAGAAATCTATTCCTTTTTGGGTTACATAATAGTAACTTCCTACGATAGCATTAGAAGCTTTAGCAGCATTTCCCCATTTAACTAACTTTTCCCAGCTTTCTTTATACTCTCCACTAGCAACAAAGAAGTTTCTATAATACTCATAAGTTCTTTGTCCTTTTCTAATTTTGCTAGGGTCAAACCCTAAAGCATGACACATATTGTCAATTTCAAATAATGTATCATCCATCAAATCCACCCCAATTCACGGCATTGTTGACTGATAGCTTTTAAAAGTTCCATATCAATTGCAGGCGGTTCATCATAGCAAAGATCATAATTTTCAGAATACTCATCACAATATACAGATGTTATTTTTTCTTCTTTATCAAACAAAACAACAAATGTATATAAGTAGTCTCCTTCGTCCACGATCGGCTTTTTGTAAACAAGCCTATCTAGTCCAAAATAATCAAATTTATCTTTTTTAAATCCCATTGATTCAAACATTTTTTGTGCTGTCATAACTTTTTCAACCTTTCTTGCTCTCTTTTGGCTTTTTCTACTTTAAAAGCAAACACTTGATCATCATCAATATTAAACATCACTTTCAATTGATATAACATAATTTCAACGTCAGCTATTTCTTCAATTAAATTAGCATAATACTCCGGTTCAGCTGGTCTATCTTCATAGCGTAGCATCTTATTCACTGCTTGAATTAATTCAGCGCACTCTTCCATTAACTGTCTACATTGTGGTTCTTTGCCATATTTTTCAAGCGATTGTCTAAATATCCTTTTTGTTTCCGTTACTTTATCTATATATTCATCAACATTAAATTCTTCTATTTTATTCATCTTCTATCACCTCGCAGTTTTCTAATAACTCTTTAATATTAGTTGGTTCTTCATCTTCCCATGAAAGAAAATCAAATATTTCTTTTTTGAAAGCATCTCTAAAGCCAGCAATATTACCCCTACCATATACAGTCCATCTTTTGTTTTTATCTTGTGTATATTTTTCAGGCTTAAATTTATAACACCAAACAGCACCGTCTTCATCTTTTGTAATCCATTCATACTTATCACTTAAACTTTCTAAAAAGTATTTAGTTGCTAAAGAAATTTTGATTTTTTTTGGTTGTTCAATATATTCTTTGTACAACCATTTTGTTTTGTTTTGAGGACAACTACCAAAAGGATTGCTTATAAATTCGCACCTTTCGCAAATATTAATACACCTGACACATTCATCGTTTTTTATCGCAAAATTATAATTTAATTCTTTGATTTTTTCTTCATACGCTTCAAAATTTTTCATATCAATACACCCCTAAATAGTAACGTTTGATATTTTCCTCACCGAATTTATCAATGAGATTTTGAACTGTTTCCTCACTGTCGAAAAATAATTCTGTAGGTTGAACATTAGTATAGGGTGTTATGAATACTTCCCCACCTTCGTGCGCATAACGAAGAACGTAGTTGTATTTATTTAAAACATACTCCCTAGAAGCGTCCATAAATGCTCTTTGAACATCACGATATAGTTGACATTCTTCTACAGTTTTAAAAATGCGGTTGTATTTAATAATATTATTAGTTATTGTTCTTTCATCACAAATGAAAACTGTTGGGTTTAAATTATAATGTGCGACCCAATATTTTTCTCCATTTTTAGGCTTCCAGCCTTTTGGTGTTGGTTCAAAACTGTTTTTGCTCTTTTTAAGTTCTTCTAAATCTTTTCTAACTTCTTCTAACATAGTTTCTAATTCTTTTACTGTTTTCATTGTTGTTCCTCCTTAGTACCGCTTTTTCTGCAATCTACAGATTTTTTTACACCTTAACCTTTCTTAACGTATTCAACATCAACTCCAAAAATATATTTATTGATGTTGTCTCTCCCAGCCTCTTTAATAGCCTTTTGTGCTAAAGCATAGGATGTAAAATAAATAGTGCCTTGATAGCAAACTCCTCCACTCGGATAAATTGCAACCTTTTTATCAACAAAATCATAAAGAATAAAATATTCTTCATCTTGAGAACTTTTGCCTTTTTTTCCGTATTTCAACAAAGTGGTTTCAACCTTGCGTCTTTCAACTTCAAATTCGCCTTCTTTTTTTGTTAAGAAACAATTTCCAATAGCTCTTCTAATAATCTCACATTCAAAATTAGTCCATGTACTTTTACAAATTTGCCCATAATCTGAAATATACCAATATTTATCACTTTCTTTTAAATCCCATACTGTTTTAGGTTTAGGTGGTGTGAGAAACTCTTTTAGTTTCTCCTCGTCCACTTCGTAGCCTTTGTATTTTTCAGCGATTTCTTCTACTTTAATCATCTTTGTTCATCCTTTCTTAACGATATCTTTCATGTCATTTTTGTAATAACAATCTTCACATACTGCATAGCCAAATCCACTGCTATTCAAGATGATTCTTGATGTATAAGAAGTTCCGTACATGATTTTCTTTTCGCATTCACAACAGGCAACTTTCTTGTTCATATCATCTTCGTAATATGTAGACCCTTCAGGCAATGCATAATCTTCATATTGGCCGGTTTCCAAATCATATTTTCTAGCAAAAGCATGATCCATTGCAGTTTTTAATAAATCAAAATACTTTAAAGCATCATCTTGTGTCATATCTTTGTAATTTGCATCAAGGACAACAACACCATGTTCCTTACATAACTTTGACCATTCTTTACCTGTCATTGATATCACGTCCTGCAACTGGTTTATTGCGCATGAAGTCTTCAAAATCCATATTGCAATCGGAACAGATTTCTGCTTTCTTTCTTACAAGTCCCATGCCACCATCACTTTTCAATCCACCTGCTTGATATGAGATTTTATAATTATTGACCTCTTTGGTTTTGAAAACTCTTTTACATCTATCACATCGAACAATTCCTCTATCTATTTTCATGATTCGCTTCCTCTCTTCTTTTCTTGGTGATCATAGAAAGTCTTTCATTTCTTTCTTTGATTCTTAAATTTTGCATTCTCAAACGATAATTTTCATTTTCCAGATACGCAATTTTTTTCTTGAGGGGCAAATAATTACCTTCACCCCATTCAAGAAGTAATTTTCTTAATTCATCACACTTTGACATCTCTTAATTTCCTGTTCAATTTTCTTAAAAGTTTGTAAGGAAATGGATTTTCTTCTAAATATTCAAAATAGCTGACTGTTGTTGAAAATCCCTTTATTCCATCAAAATTTCCATGTGAGTAAGGTGTAGCAATGATTTTATTCAAAGCAGCTTCAATATCACCATCAACAATCCTTTTATCAGCACTACCCATGCACATTGCATTTCCTGTCAACATGTTTGGCATTGCATATTCATATAACTCAGTTTCAGGACCTTTGTATTTCTTATAGCAATAACATTGGATGCCTTTTACGATTTTGTTGTCATATTTAACAATATAAATAGCATTAGGAAAATTGATTTTGTATGAATGATTATTATAAGTAACATATCGCATATTCTCATCTTGCTTTATAACGGTATAATCAATACCGGCACCTATTGTGTTTTCAGAAAACAATTTTATGTTTGCTTTCTCATGCTGATCTTTGATAAAAAAATCATTAAAAAGTTTTACCAGTTCTTCTTTTGAAAGCATTTTGAATGTAATCTTCTCGTTTTGTTTGATACATAATTCAGCATCATCTTTTTTATTGTTTAAACGAATGATTGCTTCTCTCATTACATGATCACCTCGCTTTTTGTCTTTAATGTGTTTGAAAGAGCTGAAATCAAAGCATTTGAAGTAAATTTATAATCACAATCATCTACTTTTCTTTCGACTATTATTTGCAACAATTCCGTATTGTGTCTTTCTTTTTTTGAAACATTGGCCATGATTTCTAGAGCTTCATTTGCCACTCCAAAATTCAAATCAGGATATTCCCATCCTTCAATTTCAATGTTTCTTACGTTTCCTTTGATAAATTGACCATTTATAAATCGATATCCAAAACCATATAGCATTGCTCTTATTTGATAGCTCTTTTTATAAAGCTTTCTGAATTTCCTAGCTTTTCCCTTATTTTTGAATTTGATATACAGGAACTGTATTTCAGTGGTACCTAGATTGTAATAATCAACCTTAGGTTCGGATAATGTTTCATCCGAGTACTCACACCACTCTTTGGCTTCTGCATATATTTCTTTAAAGACACCTTTTAATTGTGGAATAATAAAACTTACATTTACAAACACTTCATTCTGTTCATCATATAATCCTTCAATCAATGTTTCAAAACCATCAACTGCAAATTCGTTTCTGTCAAAAAAAGGACTTAATATAACTTCTTCAAATTCATAGTCGATAACATCTGGAAAAACATGCTCGTCTAATAAGTCAATTTCTTGAAAGTTTTGTATCAGATCATTAGATTCATCTTCTTCAAATGCAATCGTTAAATCATCTATAGCTTTTGGTGATGTATAGCTTAAAGCGTTGATGAAAAACTTTTCATAAGTGTTAGGTTCTAATTTATCTGGAACATAATCAGTCGTAAAAAACTGTCTCAAATCTGTTGACAAGTTGAACACCTTCTTTCAACTGATACATGATTAAAGCGTTGCAATGTTCCAATATCGATACGGCCATTTTTGCATTGGTCACTAGAAACTGAACATTTCCTTTGGCGGCCTGTTCTTGACAAGAAACGTCAAGTGGGTGCTTATCTAAATCAAATTTGTAACATTGACTTCTCAAATTACTTTGTTGAATACCATTCTTTTTTGTTGTGATATAGATATTTCCTTCATATTCACTATTTGCTGAGTCGATATAAATAACATCATCAAGCTTTTTAAATACCTTTTCTAAAATCATTCTTGTAGCATCATTATCGACACATCCTATAATTACAGGAACATATCCCTTATCATCTTGGATAAGAGCAAATAAACTTTCATAAGTGCAATATTTATCATCGAACTCACACTCTATTGGATAAAGAGAATTGATTTTTCTCGATAATGCCAAAGCCTTATTATCACCGACGTCTTGAGCTTGGTATCCTTGACGTTCAATGTTTTTAGATTCGACTGTATCACCATCTAGTAGCATCATTTTATGTGACGTTCCTAAAAGAAGTTTTGGGAGGTCTCTTGCTAAAAGAGAACCAGTCCCACCAACTCCAATTACATAGAATTTATATCTTGTATAATTATTGGCCATGCCAACCACCTAGCCTTTTCTATGTTGTTTTCCAGTTACAACAAGAACGTTGTCATCCTCGATATAACTGTATTCCATTGTTCCTGCAAACTCATAATGTCTGTGTTGCAACATAATGCTTGTGATTTCCTTTTCTGTATAATCTTGGCCATCTACAAACCCATAAGAAGAAATATCAATCAATCTTCCTTCAGAGTAGACTCCAAATGGATATTTGTACGTTTTTTCAGTACTTGCTTTTTTCTTAGGTACTTTTTTACTTGCGGGTTTTTCTTCTTTTTTAGATTCTTCTGCAATTTCAGTTGCTTGTTCTACTGCTTGTTTTACCTCCTCAGTCGCTTGTTTTTCAGCTTTTGCAACTGGAGCAGGTTGTTGATCAGCTTCTTTTGGTGCTTCTTCAACCTTTTCCGCTTCTTCAACAACTGCATCTTTTGTATCTTTTTTAGCTGATTCTTCAGCTTTTTTCTTTGCTTCTTGTTCTTCTCTAACTAAATCAAACAATCCCATAATTCTATCCTCCTATTTTGGCCTTCTTTCGCCAACTTCTTCTAGACATATTTTTAAACATTCATTTTCAGCAAATTCACGAATGATAACCAGTTCACACACTTGAATATCGTCGTAATATGCCACATTATTGAGTGCATCCAAAACTACTTTTATGATGTTATCAATATCCGGTTTAACGGTACATAGAAACGTTTTATCTAATAGCCAACCTCTTAATTTTTTAGTGGTCGACTTAGGAATTTCTCTGTATGCAAATATCTTCACCCTCAATGCCTTATCGCTTTGATAACTTGTAATTTTTCGATAGCACATTGCTATTTTTTGTTCGTAATCCCTTGTTTTTTTAGGTGTGTACGCTCTTACGAATTTTCCTTGCGTAGTAAATCTCGGTCTGCCTTTTCCAACGATTGCTCCTGGAACGGTAAACCAAAACTTCTTGTAGTTCGCTTGTATTCCAAGATTAAGCTCGCATTGGGTCGAAATCATCTTCTAATTCCTCTGGAACAACAGCATCTTCAAGAAGTGCATCTAATTGCTCTTCCTCTTGATAATCATCTTCTACCACTTCAACTTCAGGTTCTTCTACATCCATATCTTCGAATTCGTCATAGTTCGTAGGTTGCTGTACGAGTTCCATTGCTTGTTGATCACAAGCGCTTTTCTTAGGATCCTCTTTGATATTGAAGTAAACTGTCATTGTGATAGTGGTTTGTCCACCGTTAAGTTCAACATCATCATGTGCAGCTAAATAATATGGGTTCCAATCACCAGCTAATGTAATAAATTCATCAACACGTTCTGCATCCAACATATAGATATCTGGAAATCCTATTTTGTCCAAAATCTTGTTATCTTCTTCAGAAACCCATCTTTGTGTCACTTCAACAATTTTAGGAATCTTGTAAGGATCACCTTTATCTACAGAAAAAACCTTTTTTGACATATACCCTGTATGCTTGAAGAAATTTCTAATTGCAATTAAATATGATTCTTGACAGCTAAAATGTTCAGATTTTGTTAATTTCATATCCCCATTCGGTAATTCCGATAATTCATAAGGAATTTTTCCAAATTCTCTTAACTCATCATCCAATAACAAATTGCTTTGAAAATCATATACTGCAGCATGATTACCACACGCTAAATACAATCTTTCATCATCACCATAGAAAACTGGTGTGTACTTTGGATTCTTCTTGATAATTTCTTTAGCGATTGCTAGAAATTTATAGAAAAATGGTTCTTCATTCTTTTTTATGAGCATTTTCATCTCTCCTTTTTTGTTTAATTTGTTATTTTCTTGGTCAAATCTTCATCCTAACGAATGTTTTTAGATAATTGGTAAAGTTAATCATCTTTAAAACAAACACTCGCTAGAAACGAAAATTTTAAGTTTTTTATTTTAGACTAGAATTGAATGTCATCTTCCATGATGTTGAAAGGTGGATTTTCATTCATAAAACTGTCTTGTTGCTGATTTTGTGTTGGTTGTTGGTACTGATTTGGATTGTAAGTTGATTGTGAATGATTTTGTTGTTCAGTATATTTATCGCTGTTTCTTGTATCCAGGAACTGAATTGAATCGCATACAACTTCAGTAACATAAACACGTTGTCCTTGAGCGTTGTCATAGCTTCTTGAACGAAGTCTTCCTTCAACTCCAACTAACGAACCTTTGGAACAGTACTTTTCAACATTTTCAGCAGTCTTATTCCAAACAACACATGAAATGTAATCCGCTTGTTGCCCATCTGCAGAGTTATAGTTACGATTTAACGCTAACGTAAAACTTGTAACTGCAGCCCCGTTTCCAGTTCTTCTAAGTTCTGGATCACGAGTCATCCTACCAACTAAAACTACTCTGTTTATCATATCTTCTGTTTCCTTTGTTTTGATTTTGAAGTTTCATTTCTAATCTTACCTTTGCTTCTCCCCTGTATGTAAGAACTCCAGCATTTCGTTTTCTAACATGTTCTTCATGTAAGATCTTGATTGACTCCTTGTCGTAACTGCATTCTTTAAATTTTTCGATATTTTTCTTAGCTTCCTGAGAATTGAAAAATCTAAATGGAAAGTTTCCATATTCTTCATCTTCAAAACTAACAATTACGGTGTAGGGTTCAATTAATTCAATTGTGTATTCAGGAACTTCAATGTTAGAAATGATTTCAGCAAGATTAGGAATGTATTTATTAGATTTTGAAAATTTGATAATAGCTCTTTGAACTTGTTCATACGAGTAATCTTCAAACATCAAATACCATGAATTAACTGTTTCAATATTCAATTCACTTAATTTGGAATTTGGATAAATACTTTTGTAAAATTTCAAAATTTTTTTAATTTCAGTTTTTTTCAAAATTTCTAAACTCCTTTCAAAATGTTGTGTGCTTACTATATATAGCAATCTGCAAAGTCGTATGCGAAGGATTGTTATTTGTGAGTGTGCACACACCACTCTTGTTTTATCTTGTTTTTTTCTTGTTTTATTTTGTTTATATTGTTTATATATAGAAAGGGGTGTAGGAATTTTTCCTATACAGTATGGGAATTTCTCCTATACCATGTAGGAATTTTTCCTATACTAATACCCTCGCCACTTCTTATAATTCAGCACCTTTATAAACGTATTTTGAGGAGTTGTTTTATAATCTATATAACCTTTGTTTTTTAGGAATTCCATAAATTTTTTTAAGGTTTTATTGTCCCAATTCAAATTCTTTCTCATTTCTATTTGTGTGGTTGTAAAGGTTCCTGCCTCTCCATACTTATCATCAAAATAAGCTTTAAAGAGGCAATAGGAAAACAGAGTCCATGCTTTTGAATTTTTAATAATAGGATCATTCACCAGCTCGTTTGAAAATCCTGTATACCCTTTCTTTACCTCTTTTTCAGCCATTGATTAAACCTCTTATTCTACATACTTTTCTTGATAATCACTTATATAGATTTCTCTATGATTTCCTTGTGTATCACCATAAATCAATCCTTCATCATATAACTTCTTCAATGATGCTTTGAATTTATTTTCACTGATTGGCAAGCCTAGATTTCTAATGTTCAATTCTAGATGCCCATCATTATCACAATTGAACAATAGATAAGTGAAAGTCCATAGAGAATAAGTATCTCTATAGGCTTTCGTGTTTGTAAATGATCGAGGAAGTATAACGTATTCTTCTTGCATCTTGTTACCTCCTACATCGACATTGGATCAAAGTCATCAACTGGAACTGGTTCAGCTTGTTTTTCTTCATTGATGATGTCTTGCATTGTTGGTGCAGTAGTTGCTTCAATTGCTTGAGGCGTTTCTTTTTCAGTAGCAACTCCATCAATGATGTTTTCATCTTCAAAATGAGGATTTAAGTTTTCATCTATTACTGCATTATCTGAAGTGATAGCTTTTTCAATTGCTTCAGTTGATAATAAAGCATGTTTTGATAATAATTGACGAAGCATTGTTTTCTTGGCCATTTCATCAAAGTTCTTATACCAAAAACTTGAATATTGCCATTCAGTTTTAGGATCATATTTTCCAGCTTCATAATCAGCAAATGAAACTTTAGGATATTGTCCTGTTGTTGCTTCTTTAGAAAATGCTTGTGAATACTTATCAGCGTGATTAAGCATTTTTTCTTTCGACCAATATAAACGTTTGATATATCCATTTTTCATTTCAAAATAAGCCATGTAACCAACTACTGGCAGATTTTCTCTTACATCATCATCTTGAACAAATTCAAACTCTGGCTTACCAGTTAACTTATTGCGCCCTTTATATTCTCCTTCTCTAATTTCCATAGCATCAATATCAACATATTCGTTGGATCTGATTGCTAATTGAAGATATCCTTTATAACCAATTTGGAATTGTGCTTCTGTACATTTCTTTTTTTTGTTTTTATAAGGGACCATGTAGAAATAGCCTAATTGAGGGCTAGGTTTAAGATGTAAACTTTGCCCTAGTAATGCTGCACTGATGATTGTTTGTGGATCGCATTCAGCTAATGCAGGATTTGTATTAACCGCACTTGTAATTGATGTGATAAATTCTTGTGAATCAGTTGCACCAACCATTTGATGGATTTTAGTTCTCATGATGCTTGAATTGATTAAATTGTTGAATTTTTTGATACCAGTTGTTACTGGATTTTTAGTTGCTTGTTGCATTACACTTTGTACTGCCATATTAATTATTCTCCTTTTGTTTAGTGTTATAATTTACCTCGAAAGTGAGGTGAAATAGTGTCAGTAGTGCTAACAAAATTAGCTGATAAATTCTTATGTTCTACATATAAAACATTTCTAGAAAGGCGTGCTCAAGGTTATTCGTTAGACAGATCAAAACAATTTAAAAATAACTTTGAGCAACGAGAACCATATATTTTAGATTTTAATATCGAAGATGTTGGCGACATTCTAGATGAATTAAAATCCATTGGTTTTGTTAAGGAGTGGGTAAGTGGCGACTTCCTTCTCACAAATAATGCTATTATTTATATGGAAAAAAGATTTAAAAATGGTTTGATAGAACTTACAGATTTTATCGCTAAGTTTATTCCTTAGGACGTTCAGATAACGAATGTCCTTTTCTTGATGAAATAAAATCGCATTTGTAATCACCTTCAAACTTTAAAACTATTTGTGTACCTAGATAATCTGTTTCTGATGAAACAGACATAACTCCCTTAATTTCATGACCATTAACGAATAATTTTCCATCCTTATCTAAATAAACCTTATTCATAATTTCACCTCATAACTTTCTTTAATTGATTTCTTTAACGTTATATTTATTGACCACTCCTGTTCGAGGATCACTGAGCTCTTTTTCAGTTAGCTTCACTTCACCGAAATTGAATGTTGGATTGATGTTCTTAATTACATCCATGTAACGATTAAGCATTTGAAGTGCTGCTAAATCACCTTCAAACTCAAACGTTTTTTTCCATGTTCTACCTTGGAACTTTTCAGGCGTTTGCTTGATCTCAGTAACGATATACTTATCATTTACGTTAGCAATCGTTTCATCACCACGCTTGATTGGTGTGTATTTAGGTTGGTTTTCAACTGTTTGAGAAACTTGTTTTTTGACTGCTTCCAACTCTTTTTGGTGTTGAAGTTCTGCTTCTTTTTGTTTCTTTTCAAACTCTTCCTTTTGATGTTGAAGTTCTGCTTCTTTTTGTTGAGCAACCGCTTGTGATTGCTTTTTGATGTTGTCTACTTCATCAGTAATCATTTCAGTTACTTTAGGAAGACCTTCAGTATTTAAAAGAGCTTGATATTTTTCTCTTGAAATGAGTTGTTCATCAACATTTGCGATAAGACATGCATTGGTGATTGTTTTTTCAATCATTTCAAGATTCAATTTGTCATTCTTTTCTTTTTCCATTAAAGAATTGAATTGAGCTTCAACTTGCTCTTCAAATTTCTTTTTGGATGTTGAAGCGTTAAGCCATTTTTCATCAAAAACGAACTGATCAGCATATTCCTTTGAAATCATCTTTCTAGAAATCAATACTTCTTTTAGTTGATCAATAGCTGCTTGACGTTCTTTTCTAAGAGCTTCTTTTTGCTTTTGAACAAATACATCCACCTTTTCAGCCACAACACTTGCAGTATCATTTAAAGCTTTAACAACTTTATTTACCTTTGCTTCAAATTCTTGATAAGGCTCAATGTATGCTTTTTTGACTGCTTTTCTTTCAGTTTCTAATTTTTTAGCATACGAACGATGTAATGGAACCATTCCAGTTTTAGCTTTAACAAAATCTTTGTAGTTCTTTTCATCTACAACCACACCTTTCTTAGCTTCAATTGCTGGAATCAATTTGACCATTTCATCAATATTTGAAACAATCGCTTCATTTGCTGGTCTTTTTTGAACTTCTAATGAAAGGTGTTTTTCATCAATGTCAACGTGTTCTTCAATAACTTCAGCTTTTGCTTCAACAACCTTTTCTTCTTCAGTTGGTCTAAAGAATTCGATAACGCTGACAACTTTATAACGTTCATCTAACACTTGATTAGCTGGTTGCCAGAAGATTGCATTGTCTTGTTTTAAAATGACAAATGCTTTATCTCCTGGATATGTTAGTTTGACAACTGGTTCACCATTCACAAGAAAGCAGTTATTGATTGATAAGAAGTTGATAACTTTATCAAATTCTTCTTTGGTTGTGATTTTTACAGCTACTAGCTCATTAAGTAGCCCTGATTGAAACTCATTCATTTTCTTTTTTCTCCCTTCTACGATAAAAACTTATTTATGAAATACACTTGACCTTTACCTGTTACTTTAGTAGTCAATGTAATCCTTGTACTTCCATCTGGATTAGTAATTGTTCTTTCTTTGACTTCAAACAATCCAAGATCCATTGATTTTTGTGTTGGCTGATTGTAACGTTCACCCTTTTTAATTAGATATTCGTTTTCTCTCATCCACTCAAACAAACGATTTTGACCAATCTCATAGCCATTTTGTCTGATAAGCTTTGCCAACTGACCAATCAAGATTGATTCATTGCTGGCACTTACTGCATCAGCAAATAGAGCTTTAGGTTTCAATTCTTTATTTTCTAGTAACAATGCATCACATCGACTTTTTAAATAATCCATTGAACGTTGAACTAAAAATTCAGGATCATTTAATTTTTTCTCCATTTCATTGAATGCCTCAATATATTTAACTTTCCAATCAAGAGCTTCCTTTCCTGTGAATCCCATAACCAATAAGCTGAAACCATCTCTATTCATTAAATACATAGGATATTGTCTACCTCTATTTTCATAAGAAGTTTCATATATCATTGATTTCGTGGCTGAATTTTCAGCTACGAGATTTCCAATTGTTTGCAACACATTTTTGTGTTCTTTACCAAAATTTTTAGCAATCTCTAAGCTACTTACTAGCATTTGATTGTTTTCATATTTAATTTGAATTTCGTTCATATAGGCTCTCCTTTCTAACTGACTTCTTTTAATTCCTTATTCCTGTTTTCTAAAAATGGAGGTGGAGTTTTAGTTTTTATTAAATTCCAATACCACAATTCCGTTTTGAATAGATATTTAGCATCTAGTACCAAATCATCATAGTGTAGATAAACAACTCTTGTTTCTTGTTTTCCTGCACCATTGTTAGCCCAAGGAATATCAAGAATTGCGTATAAGACAAAATGCCTTAATCCAGTGGTTATCATGTAATGCAATACTTGGAAATAGTAAGTAATTGGAATGTGATCATTGGCCCATTCTTTTAACATTGCACCATTTTGAATAGTTGTTGATTTGATTTCCAATCCCCATTTTTCTTTTGTTGCAATTTCAATCATTGCACCATCTAAATTAGCTCTTAAAAATGGATATTTCTTGTTTGATAGGCTGATATCTTTCGTATCAATCAATTCAAACTTGTTTTTATAAAGGACACCAAACAATTCAATGAGGATGGGTTCCAATGCATTCCCTTTTTCAATTGCCTCACTAATTTGAAATACAGGCTTTTTAGCACCTGTCTTTTCCTCCCACAATTCATAAGGTGTTTTGTAATTGTTTACGTTCATTACAATTCCTGCATCAGAACCACCAATTCCTTTTCCTCTTAGGCTATGCCAATGTTTTTCATCTTCTACATAATCGACATGGCAATTAGGAAAAAACTCCTCATAGTTCGTAGTTTCCATTTTCTAGATCCTTTTTGCATTTAGTAAGTTCTTGCTCCATCGTAAACAACTCTCTGTGTTCATCGTCCCTTAATAAATCCTTGCAACTTAAACACATGATGTTTGTTTCTAAATCAGCAACTCTTTCTTCTAATTCTTTCTTTTTCATCTTCTAACGCCCCTTTATATTGTTCTTGGATGTAGTTATTCAGTTCATTACAGCAATGATTGAAAGCATTTTTTGCTGGTGTAAACATTTCTTTGACCTTTTCAATGTCAATATCAATTGGTGCCATTTCTAGAAAAATACTTCCTAAGAAACACCAATCATCAGTTGGCATAACTTTAAGTTCATCACCTTCTTTTTTGATTCCAACTTCTAATTTAAATAATGGAATTTTTGGTCTTTCTACAGGTTCATTTTCTGCTGAACCAACTTGAACAACTTTGACATTTGCACCTGCAGCTTTAGCTGTTTGGATAATGTCTTCTAAATCTTTTTTTGTCATATTCTATTCCTCTCTTTTTATATAGATTTCTACTGTGTACTTTTGCATTTTTGGACTGTCAACAAAGATATCTATCTTGTTTCCTTTGATAGCCCCTCCGCAGTCTTGAGCCACGTATTCCTTGCCATTGATTAAAACTATGGAACCATACGGAATGATTGAAGGGTCTACCGCAATGGTTCTTTCCTCTTCAGCAATAGCACCTGTAGAAGTTAAACGACCGTAAATATCTTCTCCGGGCCAATAGTAAGTAACAGTAAATTGGCCAAGAGCTCTTCATTTTTGAAGTTCTTCTAATTGAGCTATAAGATACTTGTTATCCTCTTGAACACTATCATATAAATCTTCAAAGCGGTTCTTATCAGATAAAGCATCACTGTAATAATCTTCCAAAAGAGAAATCTTTCCCTTTTGTTGCTGAATCTTTGTTTTATATGCATCCAACTTGTTTTGGTAATAACAGATTGGAGCAAGGATACAAAACATCACTAATATTGAAATAAGAAAATATGTTCTTTTTTTGATTTTCATATTGCATTTTCTCCTTGGATAACTTAAAATTTATTTGCTATGTTGTGTGCCTAGATATAGGCACCTTTTTTATATACTCCTGACCAAGATTGCTAAACAATTAGCGATAAAACAACCGATAACAATAATCGTGGCCAAACCTCTTGCTGATAGTTTCATAAATCACACCTCCTTTTCGTTCACTTCAAACATTGCAATGTACTCACATTTTTTAAGAAACTTTTCCTCATGTGTTGTAAGACCACCTGATAGAAATAAGTTTTTAACTTCTACTTCAAATCTTCCTGATTCATAGCCCAATTCAAAACGATTTCTTGGATAATCTTCTCTTTGAGAAATTCTAAGAATTGCTAGAAATTTTTTATCTATTTCACTCTTGATCATTTCTCTATCCGCACGAACCAGCATTTTTCTATCTCTTCTATCTTTGACAATTTTATTTGCCAATTCATAGTAGGATTTTTGATACCATTTGAATTCCTTTAACATGTGTACTAAAACCGCAATGACAACAGCCAAAATACAGCAGATGATAATTAATGAATTTTTACTCATAAATTTTCTTTTCCTTTCCATTACTAGCCATCAAGGAGCCAATCTCTTAAATAAAAACTTGTATGGTATTAGTTCTTTTTTTATGTCTGTAGTTAGTAAATCATCAATGCTATTTTGTTATCGGAGGCCTTTGAGATTGGCTCCTTGATGACCAGTAATCTATTTAATTTTTTTTAAGCTAAACTATCTACATATTCTTTAGCTTTTTTTGCCTTGTGATAATTGCTTACGTCAAGACCTGCATACTTTCTTTGAAATTCCAAGATTTCTTGTTGACTGAATTTTCTACCACGCCCTAATCTGATAGGACGAAATATTTCAAGGTCAATAAAGTTAAGCAACTGGTCTCTTGAAATTCCTAAATCTTCACGTAGTTCTTTTTCGGTGAGCATCTTTGTTGGTCTGACTTCCATGTGTGTTTCCTCCTTTCAAAAATTTCCAAATTGTGATAAAATATTGTTATACTACGATATCGAAAGTTAATATCTAGTTAGGAGGTGGTCGCATGTTAAAAGCGGCTTTAAACTCCCCTATTCTTCTAAAATAAAATTTACACATTCATGTGCTAGCAGGTGATGCTTGTTTGTACTAGTGACAGCCAATTTATTTATATAAACGACTAGTACGTTTTCAAGAAAAACGGCTATTTTATAAACTGTAGCTTTAAGGTAAATTCTATTTGTCTCATTGTAGGGTAACAAAGCAGATGCATACTGCTTTAAGTTTGAGACTTGATAAGTGTTGGATATCAAAGAAGTAAACAAATCGTGCAGCCGTTAGTACCAATACTACTAATGGCTTTTTTATTTACTGAAAAATATTTGATCAACACTCGCATTTGGAAAACTTCTCTTAAATTTTGCTAGAAATTCATAACTGGGATTTTGATAACCACTTTCCACTTTGTAGTAGTACGATGGAGAAACGCCTATTCTCTTAGCCATGTTCTTTTGAGACATATGCAAGCTCTCCCTGAATTCCCTTAATTTGTCCATTTAGATTTGTCCTTTCTATAACGTGTTTGATAAAGCAATAACAACACGTGCAATTTCACATTGCTTTCTTAATTTTGCTTGTGGGGTTACGTTTTTCCAATTAGTAATTCTATCTGCAGCATTTCTTAAAACAGCCATGGTAATTGGATATCTTTGTTCAACATTTTCCATTTTTCTTTGCTCCTTTCTTAAACTCCAAATTCTTGCGTTTAATAAAGTGTCTTTTTAAGAAACTTTATTGAATATCAGTTAAAATATGTTTGTGCTTGATAGAAATAAGCGTTGTAAATCATGGTTTACTTATCGTTAAAAAAAATATAACTTACAGATTTCCCAAGAGCGTTTGCTATTGAGTTCATTGTTGTATTTTTTATAACCGACTCCTCATTATTTTCTAATTTTGAAATATATGGTCTTGTTAAGCCAGATTTACTTGCAAGTTCCCCTTGTGTCATTTTCTTTGCAACACGAGTCTCTTTAATTCTATTTCTCATATTCCACCTCCTGTAACTCATGTTTTACAATTAAAGTATAACGTGGTTTACATATATTGTCAACTATGAAATACATTTTAATAGTACTTTTTTGTTTGTATTAATGTTAACTGTGGTTTACACTTATATTAAGGAGATGTTATTTATGGAAAACACACTAGGAAAGTATTTACATAGCGAAAGAACAAAAAGAAATATGAGCCTAAGAGAATTCTCTGAATTATTAGGAATAAGCCATACATATCTTAATAAACTCGAAAATGGAAAAGATCCAAGAAATGGAAAGCCTGTTTCACCTACCATAGAAACTTTAAAAGAAATAAGTAAAGCTCTTCATGTTTCGTTAGAATATTTATTGGAAGTGTCTGGATATGTAAAAGGAGAAAATATTGATACCGAACATCAATCGTTTGCAACACCTCAAGAAGCACTATCGTTCATTTTAAAACAAGAAATGATTGCTGATTTTGGTGGGTACGACTTAGAATCTATGTCTGACGATGAGATTAACGAAATGGCTGAGGATGTTGCTAATATGTTAAAAATCGTTTCTAAAAGGCATAAAAAGTGATGGATAATATATTTTATTCTAAATTAAAATCATTAAGACAAGCAAATCATTTGACACAAGAACAACTAGCAAACGAATTAAATTTACGTTATCACCTCAACGAATCCAAAGCAACAATTTCTCAATTTGAGAACAATAAGCGTATTCCTGATTTAGACAGATTGATTAATATTGCTGATTACTTTCATATATCTTTAGACTTTCTTTGTTGTAGTGCTAATAAAGCTAAAGATTTAGAGGAAGTTACCAATAAATCATTTTTTTCTCACAACCTACGAAAACTGCGTGAAAAAAACAATTTATCGCAATGTGAATTATCTAAAATGCTAGATGTTTCTAATGGCGCTATTAGTAAATGGGAAAATGGGCAGAGGGAACCTGATTTAACTACATTACAAAAGATAGCAACATATTTTGATGTTTCTTATGATTATTTATTAAGAGATAGAACGGTTTTGCTTAACTCAAATAATATCATAGATGAAAATGTTATTATGACTTACGACAAACCAGGAGATCGAATAAAAAAATTAATTAAGAAAAATGGATTATCACAAAAAGAATTTGTAGAAAAATTCAATGAAAAATATGGTTATTCTGATTCCGAAGCAACAATATCACAATATGTAAACAATAAAAGAACACCTGAAATTGATAAAATGGTAAAAATTGCAAATTTTTTCAATGTAACGCTTGATTACATAATGTGTAGAACTGATATTGATAGTGATATGTCTATCTACAATAAATCGAGGCAAGACGAAAACAAAACGAGCTTATCCTTCTCTACCCCACAAGAAGCATTGAGTTTCATTTTAAAACAAGACATGGTAGCTGATTTTGGTGGCTATGATTTAGATAATATGTCCGACGATGAAATAATGGAGATGGCAGATGATATTGCTGATATGTTGAAAATTATATCTAGAAAGCACAAATAATATCTAAGGAGTGTGCTTATGAATGAATATAGAATATAAAGTCAAAGATTTAATTAAAAAATATAATACTTCAAACATTAAAGAGCTTGTAGATCATCTTGATATTTCAATTGAATGCCAAGATTTCAAAGCAAAAACTTTAGATTCAAGACTGATGATTGTTGATTCTAAAGGCTACATATTTGTAAGAAGTGATTTAGATTGTGCGTATGAAAATTTTCTTATAGCACACGAGTTAGGACACTACGTCCTGCATTATGATGAAAACATCAGTTTTAATTTTCTAAGGCGAGTCTATAAAACTCGTTTAGAAAGAGAAGCAAATGAATTTGCTATTAGATTACTGATGTATGAAGAACTACATAATATAAAAGAACTAGAAAATATTGAATTTATTGTAAAAGAAAAAGGAATACCGCTTAAAGTATGGTATTCACTGAATGAGAAAATTTCGGAGGTTTAATTATGGGAACGAGATATAGAAAAAGTATAAATCTTGGTGGAGGATTTAGAATAAATATTTCAAAATCTGGAATTGGATATAGTTGGGGTACAAAAGGATATAGAGTTACAAAAACCGTAAATGGAAAAACAAGAAAAACCTACTCTATACCTGGAACAGGGTTAAGTTATGTTGAAGAACAAAAAAACCATCAATCTCAAAATAGCCATCAATATAGTAAAAATCAAAATAAATCTTTTAATTCTTATGACGAGCAAAAACTTTCTAAAATTTCGATAGAAAAATATAATGATGAGAATTATGAAATATTTTTAGAAAAACTAAATCTTACATTGAAATTAAATAAAATATATAACTGCTCATTGATTATATGTCTATCATTAACTATCATTTTACCTTTTTTTATTGTATTTGCATTAATGGCACTCATTGGTAAATTGCATCTTATATTATTTAGAAAAATCGATATTACTTATGAAATAACAGATGATATTAAAGATGTCCTTCAAGAAAAAACAAATGCATGGAATTCATTGCTTGATTGTGATGGCTTATGGATTGAAACAAAAACATCAAAAGTAAAAAATAAAAAAATTGCATCTGGAGCGAAAAATTATATTTCAAGAGAAAAAGTAAAGCTTGTCAAAAAAATACCATTCTATTTACAAACAAATATCAATACTATACGTTTTGATGCAAATAAAGTATCTTATTACATTTTCCCTGATAGATTAATAATAATATCAAATAATAAGGCCGGTGCTATACCATATGATGATATTGAATTTGATGGAAAATCAACAACATTTGTTGAATCTCAAAAAGTTCCTAATGATACAAAAATAGTTAATTATACATGGAAGTATGTAAATAAAAATGGCAGTCCTGATAAAAGATATAAAAATAACGTACGCTATCCTATTTGTGAATATGTAAATATCTACATGAAATCAAAAACAGGATTAAATACAGTATTTTTATTATCCTCACTTGAAAAAGCAAATAAATTTTATGGTGTTATGGCAAACATAAATAATTAAAATGAATTGTGAAAAAAATAAATTTAGTCTTAATAAAAACAACTTATTTTGACGATTTAATAAAAAAAGAATACCTTTAAAAATTTGGTATTCATTGAGTGAAAAAATATATAAGAAAAGAGGAAAAACAAATGAAAAAATTATTAAGTCTAGCATTAATTGGAGCTTTAGCTCTATCTCTAACTGCATGTGGAAATAGCGATCCAAAAGACAAAACAACATCTAAAGAAACAACTACAACGAAAAAAGAAGAAAAGAAAGAACCTTTAAATTTAACAGGGACTTGGAAATCAGATGAAAATGAGGGCACATGGATGGAAGCTACAATTTCTGATAACGTTATTTCTATCGATTGGGTGACGGATGAAGGAAAAACAAAAGCAACTTATTGGGTTGGTTCATATGATGCTCCTACTACTGACACTAGTGAATATTCATGGGTATCTAATAATGACCATGAAAAAACTAAAAATGCACTATTAGCTTCAAATGATGATACAAAAGAATTTACATATAAAAATGATATTCTTTCATTTACCGCTTCTATGCAAGGTGTCAGCAAAGTAGTTGAACTAAAGAAACAATAATATGAAAAATACCAACCACAATAAAAACCTGGATTATATTTATGATAATCATCCTGATTTGCTGGATTCTTATATAGATGTCTATGAAAATTCAATATTTGCTGTTGATCATGAGATATCTCCTGAAGATATGGCTGACATCATGCAAATGATAGAAGCTTTCAAGATAGACAAGTTTAGAAGTTTAAATTAGATATTACGCCTGTTTTTTCCGTTATGGGCGTTTTATTATACAAAATATGAGAGGAGTCGTGATATATGATTAGAAAAAGACCTGCAAAAAAAGCAAAAAACGGATATACTTATCAAGTTTATTTTTATTACAGAGACATGTTTGACAAAAGAAAGTATTATTCTAAAAGTGGGTTTTTAACAAAAAAAGAGGCACAGATACATGAGACTGAAATGAAGGCTAGATTAAAAGAAAAAGGCACTTTGAATCAAGGAACAAATAAAACATTTAATGATGTGTTTGAAGAATTTATGGAATCTGAAGGAAAAAACTTATCATTAAACACAATTAGAAGAAAGAAAGTTACATTTGACAAGTATATAAAAAACTCGTTTGGAAATTCTAAAATAAACTTGTTCAGCAATTATGCTTTTTTACAAAGTATTTTCAACAGCTTAGAAGAAATGACATTTTCAACAGTTAAAACTGTCAGATACATCGTTAAAAATGTAACTTCATTTGCAATTAAAATGGAATATATAGACAGTTCACCCATGAACCTTGTAACATTTAAATGGGCTGAAAAAGAAGAAAAAGAAAAAAAGATAGTTCCTTTTGAAACTTTTATTCAAGCATATAATGAGTTGGATGATAGCTATGCAATTACCATTGCTATTGGATATTATACAGGCATGAGAATCGCTGAAATTCTAGCATTGAAAGAAAGTGATATTGATTTTGAAAATAATGAAATAAACATTCATAATCAATTGATCTATTCAGGAAGGAATATAAAGGAATATAAAGTTGTTTCAAAATTGAAAACAAAAAAATCAAAAGACACTATACCTTTGAATAACCAATTAAAAGAAATATTATTGGAATATTTGAAAACGCATCATAATGAATATATTTGTCAAAAAAATAATCAATTCTATTATGTTAGCTATTTTAATAGGATTTTAAAAAATAAATATGGGTTTACTTGTCATGACCTAAGACATACATTTGCTTCCACTTTATATGAAAATAATGTAGATATAAAAACTACCCAGGAATTATTAAGACATAGTAATATTAAGACTACTTTAGATATCTATACTCATCTAAAAGAAAACAAGAAATTAGATACTGTAAACGATGTTTTCAAAGCAAAAGATGTCAAAAGTATGCCAAAAAGCAAAATTAACTAATATGTAATCAGCTGAAAGTATTGATATATCAACGTTTTTTATCATAATAAAAAGAAAATAGATAGTCCAAGTAAGACTTTCTATGCCTTTTCTTCTGAAATGTCGATAGCTATACAGTAGAATATCATTCTCAGTTTTAGCCAATTTTTAATAGAAAAATCCAAAATGTCGGTAGACATACTGTAGCTATCCAGTAGGTAGCAAGTTAGAAATGTGTCAAAAATAAATTTGATTGCTTTTTTTAATTAATATCCCTATATGTAATAAGAGTAGAGAAATTTATAAAATAGCATAAAAAAGCCCCTTATTCTTTACATACTGGTACTATTATACTATAATAATATTGTAAAGAAAGGAGGGAAAATAAATTGTTAGGTATCTGTAATTTATAAGATTTCTTGGAAACTCTAGCATACGTTGTAGCAATCGTTCTAGGAATTCAAGAAATCTTAAAAGGCTGGAAAGGGAATTAAAAAATTCCTTCTCCAATGCTCATTATAGCTAACAATTTAAATATATGCAAATATCTGGAATAATAGCAATTTTCATTATTTTATACATTGTTATCAAAAGAAGAAAGGAACGTTAAAATGGAAAAGGAAAAATTTAATCAAGCAAAATACATGAGAGAATGGCAAAAAGAAAACATGAAGCAAGTAAAAGC